CGAAGCGATTTCAGTCTGATTGGATAGTTTTTTAAGTGCTGTTACAGACTTATCGACAGATGATTTGATTCCGTCAAATGCCGACCTGCCAATCTCTTTGATTTTACCTATTGCCAATCCAAATTTATTTGCATTCTGCACAGCAGGTGAAAAGGCTTTTGAAGTGGCAGTAGCAGAAGTCCCGATATTTTTAATTGCATCTGTTCCTGTTTTTCCGGTGCTCTTTAGTGTCCCTGCGAATTTTGTGACACTTTTTCCGGCTTGTGCAAAAGATGAACCAACTTTTTTTGTATTATTATCCATCTCTTTTCCCATTTTTTTAGCACTTTTTCCAACATCCTCAAGTTTTTGTTTTGTTGTGTCTGCATCTTTGGTATCTGACTCAAGAACAATTTTTATTTCAGTATCTTTATCTGCCACTATCATCACCTCACTTTTTAGTCTGTTTGTTTAACATATCAATATAGATATCTAATGCAGCATTAGCTTCCAAAAGTTCATCAAAAGTCATATTGCAAACTTCTGTGTACGAAAATCGTTTCTCCATTACCAAACGCCACATAATCCAATTTTTTTTCGCCTTATTCTTCGCTTTGCGTTGCTCTGTCGCTTGATTCAGGCTTGGAAGTAAGAAAGTTTCCGAGTTCTGTCATAACCTCCTCGATTTCTTCGATGCTTTCAAAATCTGCCCATGTCGTTTTTGGTGAAATGATACAAGTTTTCATAATTTCTTCATAAAATTTCGATGGAAGTAGATTCCCGTTCGTATCTTTACAACGCTCAACCGTTTGGTAATATGCCTTAAACGGCATTTTTTGTACCAAATACTTTTTACCGTTTACTTCTAACTCTTTTTGTTCAATCCCTAATTTTTGTGCAATTGCATCCATTTTCTGTTTCCTCCTAATTCATTTCCATATCTGCAACAAATATTTCAAATTCTCTTTCTGTCACTTCTTTATCCCATTTTGATGTCGCAGGCTTTTTAACCCTTGCCTTTGTCCCTGATACGTTTGTTCCGTTTGTGTTCATATCTACGATTGATACAGCAAAAGCTGCACTATCTCCTTTTTGTTTTGCAAGCGCATCAAGATATGCTACAGACGGAGATGTTTGCATCAAAGTAATTTTTATTGTCCCGGTACGATCTGCAATTTCAGCAACCGCAACATCTCCTTGTGTGCCTACATACGGCTCAATAAAATCAGAATTGTACTCTGCTTCAATCATTGCACCGTCCGCAAAGCCTGTAATTGCTGTACCGTTTATGATTAAGTTTGTTTTTTTAGGATCATATGAAATCATTTTTTCACCTCCTAATATTCTAAAGTGCCTTCAATGGTTGCTTTGTGGATTGCTCCGGCAAGTTTCGCCGTCCACTTAATGCCATTGTAGGTTCTGTTTGCGATATCATTTGCATCTGTATCTTCCCTTGGAATAAACGTGACTTTGTATTTTGCATTGCCGTTTGTGTCGATATCGATAATATCTTGCTCAAAAGTTGCACGTTTCAACACTTGACTACATACATCAACCATTTGTGCAATACCTTGATTTGTATACGGAATTTTCTTGGAATTGACGGAAAGATATGCAAGTCCTTCTTCCATCTTGAATTGGATCCAAAACGCTCCCATTACAACATCGATGTATTCCCCTGAAGTCGTTTTTCCCTCTGTTGTTTGCAAAATTCCGTATGACTCCAGGCATGTGAACATATGATTATCATGGACTTGTTTTAATTGTGTCGCCGTAACATCGGCTGCTGTCACTCCTACTACCGTCTTAAATTTTGCCGTCTCGCCGCCAATCTTGCCTGTAGCCATAACCGCGGCAAGACCTTCTGCAGCATACGAATCTTTATCATTATGATACATAACAACCGTATTTTCTGATGATAAACTTTTCGCAACATCGATGTTTTGCGATGTTGCAAAGTACATCTTTTCCTGTGTGTCAATCCATCCAGACAACGCGTTTATCACTTCGTCTGTATTAGATGTACAAACAACAAAGAAGAAATCATCCTGTTTTTCAACTGTTTCGTTCAATTTTGTAACTACTTGCCCTGCATCTTCAGTCTGTTTCCCAACAACCGCAACTTGTGCGGGACATGGTTTTTGTCCAAAAATTCGTGATGCGATTTTATACACTTCTGTGGTTGCAGAGTAATCTTCACTTACAGAAGATACAGAATCATATAACTTGTATTCTGAGTCTTTTTTTGTGTCAACAATCAGGATTAGACCAAACCCTTTTTGTGACACCGCCTTTGTCAATTTTCTGATGTTGACATAAAAACTCTTTAATTTTGCTTGTGCCATTTTTTACCTCCTATTTTTTTGTTGCAACTTTTTCAACCGTTTCAACTGTTCGCTCAATTTTATAACTTGTTCTAAACCTAACATCGAATCCACAGCGTTGCTCATATTCATCCACCTCAAGCACACTCCGATTTCCGAAATTTTTGATTTCAATCACCGTTACATCGATGGATCTTAGAAAATAATAAAGTTGGAATTTCAACAAATCATAAACTTTTCTCGTAAGTTCTGCAGCATCAAAATCATTTTCCGCATATGCAGTAAAAGATATTACAAATTGAGGTTGTAACTGCAATATCTCTTTAATATCACTTTTAAATTCCGGCGAGGTGGATTGAATTGTTTCCTGTAAATGGTTTCCCATTCCTCTTTCGGGAATATTTGATGAAATAATCGTATATGTCACGAATGGATAAGGTGGTCTGTCCTCTGTTTGATTGCTTTGAATGACAGAAACACCGAGCATATCTGTCATTTTTTCAATTATTTTATTTCTGATATCTTCTGTTAGCATGCGTACTCCTTGTTAAAAAATAAATGTGTAAATTATCATCAAAGTCGGCATAGTCCTTTTCCTTATCCACCGTATACACAAGCTTTTTGTGCTCTACCTTTGTTCCAACCTCAATCTTCTTATAGCAATATAATTTTCGGTCATCCGATGTATATCTTCCATTCTCTTCAAATTCCAAATCTTTACCGGACAAAGGCACCACGGCTGCAAGTTTGATTTCCTCTTTGATTGTTGAATCGATTACATACACCCCGCCTTTTTGTTTGTCATAATGTCCTGTTTGATTGTAAATAAAAACAGCCTCTCGGCTGTACTTTGCTGTCAATCTTCTAAAGTTATATAATCCCAATCAAATCACCTCATAATCGATCGCTGAAATTAAATGACCGGTATCTACCAAAGGGTTGGATGAACCCTTTACTGCAACAGTAATATTTGCATTTGCCGGATTTCTTAAATCTGTCATATATTCCCGAATCTTCCCCTGCATAAAATTCCCGATAAATTCCAAAAAAGTTTGTGCTTCTATCTTACCTTCAGCGAGTTGCTCTATCAGTTCTTCCGCTTTATCATATAGCTCAGATCGACTTGATTCAAATCCCCCTCTAATAAATGCCCTTTCCGGGATTGTTACTGATGTGGCAAGATAGTAGCAAAATTCCAAATCTTTTTTTCCTTTTTCCTCTGCAAGAAATAAATCTCCTGATTTTCCTCGCACTGTAAAAAGATTGGAAAACTCACGCGGACTTCTCCCTCTATATGCTTTGGACAGTGGAATTGCAAGATATTTACCTGATTTCGGCTTAATAACCGCACCGTACTCATTTACTTCTGCAATCATCTTTATCATACCATCAGCTGATGATAGGACTCCGACATTGATTCTCTTTCCGTTTATTTCATCCAAATTATTTTTCAGTTTATCAATTTTTTCTGTATTGATTTTTACAGTTACAGGCATGTCGGAGTCCTCAACTTTCTAACTGGAGATAATATGCTAAGTTCCGCTTCCGATGCTCCGTTTTCGAAGTATGTTTGCGACATATCGGAAAGGGATTCGGACTGTACTGCCGGATTGTCCCGGTACTGCTTTACTTTAATATCAGTGAACAGAAGAACAACCCCCGGCAGATTTTTTCTGTCGAAGGTATTATTGCAGTATCCTTCTGCGTACTGAATCCAATATTCTCTTAATTGTTCTTCTGTCATAGTCTTAGTCCACCTTGAATTCTTCTTTTTCCAAAATTGCCACAATTTCCGCTTTTGTAAGACCGGATTTCAAAGGCACATCGGCATCTTTTGCAAACTTGCGAAGTTCTTCCACAGTCCAGCTTGTAAAGTCAATTTTTCCATCTTTTTCTGTCTCTGTTCCTGTTTCTGTTCCTATCGTTTCATCTGTAGTACCTTCCGTTTCTTCCGATTTTACAACAACTACATTGTCCTGAAGCGACTTGAAATGTTCCTCTTTTATTTCAAACTTCTGTCCTTCTCCATATACGATGCCATCATATTTGATGGCACCGAGAATTGATTTTACTAACACAGCTCTATCCTCCTATTTTACTTTCGCAATCAAAATATCTCCTGCAGCCGGGAATGTAGGCAGT